ATCCTGTATTCTTGTAGCTTGATTAGGTCCAGATACACTATCTAACAAGCTAGATGCGGCAGTTGATGTTACGCCTTGTTGACCAATAGTTTCGCTTAAATTTTGACCTACTATCTGTTTCATTCTTTCCATTACTAAGCCGCGAATAGCAGTTTTAGAATTGGCGTTAACCATAGCGCCCTGTAAAAGTGCAGATGATGTATTGTTAATTTGTTCAGAAAGAGTTTCCATAGCTCTGTCGCCTAGCACCATAGCCATCTTTTCCTTAACAGCTCTCGTGTTAAGAGATTTTAAAACTGCTAAGTTTTCTATAACTATTTGTTCATTATCACCCCGTGGGTTTATTCTGGCGTTGGCAGATATTTCATCTATTCTGTTTCTTAATGCTTGCCTTAGTTGCTTCAAGCCTACTTCGTCAACTGTCTCAAGAGCTATAGCAACATCTTCTCTGGTTATTCTAGGGCTTAATATGTCGTTACCTAACTGAGCTGCTAGTTTCTGGTCTATAGCATCCTTACCAGCGGCTCTGGCAGCTTTATAAGAAGGATTTATTTCATCTAAAGAGTTTCTTAACAGTCTAGCCAAGTTAAATTTAGATTGTGATGCTGCGTCTTCGCCAGCTCTACGTAGTGCCTCACCCTTACTGTAGAGCTGCCTTGTTACATAATCTATAGTTGCAACTGACGGGTTTTCAAAGTCTACAGCTTCACCAGCTTCTCTAAGTAAAGTTCTAGCACCACTTAAATCTGTTGGGTCAACTCTATTAAATAAATCTATAACAGCCTGACCACCTTCGTCAGCGTTGTTAATAGAGAAATCGTATGCATCTCCATAAAGCTCCCTTCTAGCTTTAGCAGTGTCTGACATTATTTGACCTTTTTGAGTTTTTATACCTCTGCTTATTGGGCCCAGTAATTGACTTAAAACATCATCTAAATCATTTGCTGCCCTTATAGATGTATCTGTAATATTTTCTTTAGCTATTCTAGCTCCCATACTTGGGGAGTTCACAACAACGTCTAGCAGAGCCGCTGTATTAGGGCCAAGTGTTGATATAGATCCATATGGTCCAGATGATCTGGCGCTTTCTACGGCGTCGGCTGCATCCATTGCGAGAAAATCTTCTACAACTTTTCCAGCGTCTTTTTTAAAACCAATTTTTTCTATTATGTCAGAGATTGGTTGTTGTAAGTATTTACCATATAAATACCCAACACCTTTTGAAACTGGAACACCGGCACCGCCAAACAGAGCGCCCGTACCAGTGCCAACTTTTACGCCGGTGGTGTAATCGCTAAAGTCTCCTGTATTCACTAGATTAGGTAATCCTGAAACTGCGCTTTCAGCTCCTCCTAATATTCCTCCAAGGGTAGCGCCTTGGCCTATTTGTCCAAGTAAACTGGTAGATGTAAGAGTTGGCGCAAGTGCAGCCCCACCGCCAAGAGCAAACCCAAGTCTGGAAAGCCTTGAAGCTATTGGGGCTTCTTGGGTTCTTCTGTCTATGGCGGTTTGCATAGTGTCTAAAGTTGTTTCGTATGGAATGCCTGTATTATAACTTCTTGCCAGCGCCCCACCTCTTTTGACGTATTCTCTTAAAAATGGAAAATATTCAAAAGCAGACGTTGCCCTAGTTGGTAACTCTCCAGCAATTTCCTGAGATATTTCACCTTTAACTATATCTCCAGCTCTTTTAGCTCCTTCTTTAGAGTTCATAATTTCTGTAATTTGAGATAAATTAGTTGTCGTATATCCACTAGGATCAACAAAAGTAAGTTGGCCACTATCTTCATTACTAGCTACGTAGCTACCATCGTCATACTGTTCGACAAGTTTAAAACCTTCAGGAACCTGAACTTCCGTTGTTTCTTGTTGTGTCCAAGACGGTCCAGAACCTGAACCGCCATCCGTTGTCCAAGAGGGTCCACTCATAATACTTCTTTCCAGCTAGATGCTATATTTTTTTGACCGCCTGTATATTCAAAATATTTACCATTATTATCTCTAATAATATCACCAACTTCTGCATCATTAAAATTGATATAATATTCTGTTGGCTCTTGAAGCCAATCAAACGAGTTAACTTTTTCTTGGCCGCCCAGAGCTTCTATTAATTTTTGTGGGTTGTTTGTTTTTTCAAAAGCTCTTCGTATCATATTCTGGTATCTTTCCCTTATCTTAGTAAGATCTTTGATAACCTTTTCTTTACTTTGATTTAAATTTAATCTTTGAATATCAGCTTCTAAAAGAGTTAATTCTTTTTCTGATACTGCGCCTAATGTAGCCCCAGTTGCTTTAAGAGCTTTAAGTGCGTCCAGTGCCATATTAGATCTAATTGTGTCTACGTCTATTCTAGCTTGTCCAGCGGCTGTAAAAGGCGCAACTCCTGTAACCATACCCCAGAAACCGGTTACACTATCATTATTTTCAACATTATTAATTAAGTCGTTAATAGTCTCTATTCTATTTACAACATTTTCTGCGCTGCCTATTTCTCGATCTTCTAAACCTTGCAGCCTGTTAGCTTCAGTTATCATCATTGTTGCAGTTTGAACTAAGCCAGCTCCAGCATCCCCCATAAATGGAGCCTGCATCATTAACTGTTGAGCTGCTTTCCTATAATCTTCAGCCGTTGTTAGACCAGCAAGCATACTGCCTGCCCCACCTAACATTTGTTGCATCATTGTATTTCTAGCTGCCGACGCTTTTGCTTTTCTATTTTGGTCAGCTATCTTTTCAAAAGTTCCCATTAAGCCGGTTACTGCGTTTCCCTCTTTACCCTGTAACGCCATGCCAGCGTCCCTAACACCAGCAAATGCAAGCATACGTTTTTGGTCTTTAGATAAAGTTTGCTGTGCCGGCGTCTGACTTTTTTGAAAATCACTTAAAATCTTTTGCATAGCTGTAGCGTCAAAAGTGTTTTGCAATGAAGCTGGCGGCTCAACGTTAGGCTCTACATTAACCACTTCAGGAACACTAGGACCACCGCCCCCACCGCCATTATTACTTGATGCAGATAAAGGTGGAACTATATTTAAAAGTGCTAACTCTTCAGATGTGGCTTCAGCACCAACAGGTATACCATTAATATTTATTCCTTGTGCCGCAAGTGCGTCTAGATCTGCTTGAGTTAATCTGTAAGCTTCTTCCATGTCTATATCCTAACTACCAAATAATAGTGGGTTTGACGTTAGCCCTTTTCCAACAAAACCTCTTAACGGGCCAATGCCGCCCATACCTAAACCACCTACAGCTCCTAGAACAGCTCCAGCCGTACCCATAGGATCTCTTTCGGTTGTAGTGCCGTAACCAGCCGGTATAGCGCCGGCAGCTCCTGTAAGCACTCCAAATTTTCTTAATGGGTCTGCGTATTGACGTAAAAACTCTTGATATTCTGCGTCTAAACCGGCTTGTGTTATTCCCCTATCAAGAGTTCCAGCCGCAAGTTGTTTACCAAGTATATCCGTCTGAGCCCCTAAGCCTGTTATACCAGCGCCAAGCATAGACTTGGCGGCGTTCATTCTTGACATATCTTCAGCGTTTGCTCGTTGCACAGCATTTAAATATCCTTGCGATTGCAACTGCCCAAGAGTTTGCCCCATGTTAGCTTCAAAAGCGCCTTGACGCTCACCTTCATACACGTCGCGTCTAGCTCCACCAAAAGCACCACGCCTAATCATGTCAGCGTCTTCACCTACACGAGCCTGAGCCCTTTCTCTAAGCATACGATTTATAGTTGGGTCTACAACATTAGAGGTAAACTGATTTGTGTATTCGCTTATGTCGGCGGCTCTTTGTGCCGGCGTCCTGTTAGCCATGTCTGAAAATATACCGGAGGCTGCCTGTATTTCAGAAGGAAGCGTTAGGGCTCCGTATCCTGTCATGGCTTGCTGTTCTAAATCACTTAGCCCAGCTACTCTGTCGCCGGTGTATGCATCAAACTCAGTATCTCTTATATCTTTTGCAAAAGGCATAAGTGTGTTTGTTAAAAACGCCTTTTGAAATTCTGGCATTTCCTTCGTTGTTGTCTTCTTGCCCACGACTAAATCTCCATCTCATAGTGTCTGTAGGTTTCTTTAAAGCCCACACTTTCTGCAAATTTTGAGAAGCCGATACGTCCGTCAGCCTCAATACCGGATAATTCAGCTTCCTTTGCTAAAAGCTTTAGCACATTTAAAGCTGCCCTCATCCAAACGTTCATTTCTACTCCACCCATAAACTCTATAAAAAGTGTGCGTCTTTGAGGGTGCTTTACGACGCTGGTTGTAAATGCCGCCGCTAACGTGTCCTCGATGTATACAGCCCACATAAGGGACTGATTGCTTAGTATGTCGCCTACAACATCATCTAGTGATGCGTTACGATTGTTATTCTCTATAGCCGGCTTCAAGATATTTATAACCTTAGGCAAAATATCATCTATGTTATCGACTACCGGCTCAACCCTAATCTTTGGCCTTGATACAAATTCTACAACATTATCAATCATTCGTCGAGCCTACCATGTAGCTAATGCTACTCTTTTCCAAATTGCAGTCGATCCGTCGTGATCGGCAGTGCATATATATATGTAATTAGTATCCCAGCTTATCATGCCAGCTACATCCCCAGCGGCCCCAGTATTGGCGCTGGGCACAGCTTGTTTAGTTGCCAACTGTCTAAATGCATTACCGCTGGACACAACAGCATATTTTTTAGTTTTATCCCAGAGGACAACTCCATCTTCGGACGGGTTATCTTCAGGCGTTTTAAAATACAACTTACCTAAATTTCTTTGCAGATAGTTATTTATCTGCCTACCCCATTGCGTAATATCTGGGCCAATAATAGGAAGAATAGGAACCGGCATTATCTATTTCCTCCGGCTGTTGTTTGCAATCTCATAACTCCTACACGCCAATTAGCTGGCTTTACACCTTGCACCCTCATGCGTAATTGTCTGCCACTGAACCTAGCGTCTGTAGGGTTGGCTGGTGTAAAGGGCCCGTGTGATGTTTCCGTGTCGTTAGGGTGAAAACGTGTTTTAAACGTCATATTTACGTCGCCCTGCGTGACTTCGTCAGGAATAACAGATGAAACTTTAGCTATCTGGTCACCATTACCAATAGATATTGGGCCCGTTTCCGCAAAAATAGCACCGTTATCCACGTTGTATCCGACTTCGTGTTCTTTTATGTTTGCGTGTGTACCGTCATAATCTGCCATAAATGGGTATCTAAATACGCCACGTTGCACGCCTGAAGTTCTTGAAAGCTCACCAATCATCCAATGGTTTTCGTTGTAGTCGTAAGCTACGTAACGATCTATATCTGTGCTATTAGCTGAAGGATAAAACCACCATATCTCACCGTACTGAGGAACTCCCATGCCCCAAATTTTGGACTGCTGAGAAGTGTTAATATCGCCAAATATATAATCGTGAACGTCACACTTAATTGTGTTGACACTGTTACCGTCGAATAAAAAGAAATTTTCTTGTCCAATAAAGAAAACGCCACGGTCTGTGTCTACAGCTCCACGGCTGGTTACAGTTCCGCAAGATGTGCCAACCCTTTCAAACCGGTAAATATCGGGTGGGCCCGAATATACGGCTCTAAAGGCGTCTACGTCAGTAATGATAAAAACTTGGCCTCTGGTTCTTATGCCTTGCATAATTTGACCAGATGTTTGCAGCTCCGTGTCTCCAGCTTGGTTAGTGCTTGCCGGCGTCCACAGATTTCTATCTTCAAATGAGCACCATTGAACTTTACGAGAATTACCGCCAGCCCCCAGAGCAAATATAAACCGTTCTTCTGTTACAACTAAACCTAAATTACTAGTCGGTGCGTTAGTTATTGGTGTAGCTACTGTGGCTAGTTTAAGAGATGTTTCAGTTACATTTACATTTTGTTCTGCATCTGTAGCAGGGTAAATTTGTATTGTAATGCCAGTATCGTCCGTATCAAACCTATAGAAACTATTTCCAATGGGTAAAGTTTCATCGAGTAAGACTGTCGTTGAAGTAGTGCCTAAAACTTTAATTTTTAATGACGGTATTGTTGACGCATCGGCATCAGCATCAGGGTCAGTTACATTTATTGTAAAATGATATTTAGCACCGTTTGTTAAACCGGTTATATTTTGCTCTAAATTTGCAGCCGTTGTGCCTGTCCATTTAGCATCGCCAGCACTAATTGCCCATCCAGTGCCAAGGGTCCATCCAGTGCCGACAGCAAAACTATTATTTGTTATTAGTTCAGCACCGCTAGAAATACCTAGATCCCACTCAACAAGTCTACCGTCGTCATAATGGCAACCCACCATTAATTCGCCAAAATTATCTAAAGTCCAAAATGTAGCAGGATCAGGAATAGCATTAGAAAGTTGTTGTCTTGGCGTACCCCAGAAACCTACGCCATAAGATCCTTTACCATACCCTGCCGATACAGCCGCATCTTTACGTCCAGTTGCCAAGTTTTGTGGAGTAATGTCGTAACACAAGCCGCCACCTGTCATGGCAATTAAAGCATTGTGAGAGCCGCCGGCAAGCCATGTACTTTGATTAAGAGCTTCCCAAGCGTGCATACCCCTAATTGGCTGTAAAGCAAAATCTTCTTTTCTGTTCTGCCAACCGCCAATGGGCCGTAACGAACCGTCTAACCATCTAACTAAACTACCTTCACGCCATCTACCAGATTGCTCATAGTCTGTGCCTATTCTGTAAAATCCAGATGGTATATCCAAAGGTACTAAAGTCATATTAAGCCAATTTCATTATGTAAGCGAGTGCATAGTAAGGTGGTCTGTTTTCGTGAGCGCCACCGCCCCCTGCATTATCAACCGTTAACGTGTGAGTGTGTGCGCCACCACTTGTTATAGTTACTGTATGTGTATGCGCTCCGCTTGAACTTGTAGTGCCAGTTAATTGCCCATTTGGGTCCCAAGTTGTAGCGTTAAAATCAATGTCAATGCCCGGAATTAGAGAGGTTTGTTCAACATATTTATCTGTATAAGTGTGCGTGTGTGCGCCTGCCGAATTGGTTGAGCCAGTATGAGTATGCGCTCCACCGCTTGCGGCTGTACCAGTGTGAGAGTGGGCAGGAATATCGCCAGTTGCTAGTGTAACTGTATTTGCACCACCACTTGCGCCCACATTGTAAGTTCCACTGCTATCAGCGTCAGCGTGAACAACAAACTTACCTGTTAAATTTGGTGTACCGTTTGTACCATCGCATAACGCCCAACCTGTCGGAATAGCAGATACCGCACCTGACCACATTATTATTCCACCTGTAGGCATTGCCTTGTTAACGGCTGTGTCAAGTAAATCCATATTAGCGTTTAGTGTGTTTCCCCACGTACTATCACTTCCACCTACCGTTGGTTTAGTTAAACCTAAATTTGTTGTCGTAGACATAATAAAATCCTTTTCTTAAACCCAACGTATCATTTTTCTAAGCGTCCGTCCACGTTCCTGACGCTCCGCTATCGTTAACCCAACTACCACTTGCCGCACTATCATTAGCCCATGTTGCTTGACCTTGTGCGTCATCGCTCCAAATGCCATCGCCTTCGCAATATCCAACTAACCAATAACGCTTGCCTGCGAATACAATATTAGCTCCAACCGCATTATTATCTCGCTCGACATATGGGTTTAATGCAGTCATTCAGCTTCCTCGATAGTGTTTCCATCAGCTACCCATTCTTGAATAGCTACATAATGTCTATTTTCATTATTTATTGGTACAAACATTACATTGTCATCTATTGTTGCTTTTATTTGCCTCATAGGATTATCTTCTGGGGCTGTATATTGGGCTGATGTAATATTCATCTATAACTCCGCATCGGCTGTATAACCGCCATACCAGTAGTTACCAACTGGCAACTCGCCACCGTAAGTGTCTGAATACGAAACAACATGGTCTATATTACCGTAAACCATTATACTTCCACTACTTAAAGATTGTATGCCTGTAACGGCTGTTAATGTTGGCGCTGTTCTCATTTGACCAGCAGGGAGGCTATGGTTTTCCGTTCTATGTTCTCTGTATGAAAAGCCTGTTGAATTACTATTGGCTAAAGCCAGAGTATAGGCGGCAGATTTGTAATAATAACGATAGCATTTTTTTTGAGTAACAGAAATTATTTCGTGTTCAAAATCCGTTGCTTCATCTCCAGTTTGTAATTGTATGCCAGTAATTTCCCAATTATTAGATGTACTATCTGCAAAGTTTACTTGACCAGTTGTACTGCCTGCATCAGTGGAAGCCGCCCATGTTGTTTTTAAAGTGCCAGTATTTGTATCTGCACCAGCATATAAATTGAAAAATATTTCTAATGAACTTGCATTGTCATCATCAAATTTGCCTGTGGTGTCAGCAGGAAAATTAATAGTATATCTGTTCCAATTTGTATCAGCTACTGTATAAGAACCATTTACTTTTCTAGTGTTATCTCTGTCAAACATTGATACAGTATAAAGACCAGTTTTATTTGTTTTCACATAGAAAGATAATGTAAAACCTAATGCTGTAGCGTGTCCTTTTTGGAACCTTTGTAAATCTTGACCTTCTAGTTTGTGCGAAACATATCCTTGCTCATTAGAAGCAAGCGAAGTATCTGCCGTTGTACAATCTACTTTTAGTGCGTTACTAAACCCTCCTAAGTCTGTAACGCTTGATTGTGAAACAGTAAAAGCTGCGCCAGAGTTTTGTTTATAAAATTCAAATCTATCTAAAGTATAAACATTACCAACAGAAGCAAACGAGGTTCCACGTTGACTTAAATTCATTGCACCGTTGACTATGACGTTGACGCCACCGCCACCGCCTGCTTTCCCTGCGTTATCTGCTATATCTCTGGCTTTAGTCATTAATTACCTCAAGATGGTTTAGTAGGCCACGTTACATCGTCTAGGCTAGTTGCGCTGTTTGTAATATCTCGTAAATTTTGACGATAGGTTTTCCAAGCGTCAGACATGGTAACGTCAGAGTTACCCATCCAATCGGTTTCAGCCAATCGCCTGTTACGCTCTTCACGCAGTAAGCGCATTGGTTCTGCGTTGGTTAATTCAGTCTTTTTAGCTGATACAG